GTTGAACGTCGATCCCGCGTCCACGAAGAAGCAGTCTTTGAGCAGGTTGACCTGCCGAGTTGCCATCCGCTCAACGTATCGCACCGAGTTGCCGTTGATAGTGCGTCGAACAATAACGTACAGGGAATCCTCGTTGCCTTCCGCGACAACGGTGCAGGACTCAAACACGCCGTCAGTGTCGTGCTGATGCCATGCACCAATCTGCTGTTCAGGAACGTAGGTAAGCCCAAGCAGTTTGCCTGTCGTTGACACAAACCACAAGAGTGGCTGCGGGGACTTGGCGTAGCACATGTCAACAATGTTGAAGTTGTCGAACAGGTGTGCAGCGCGAATTGACAGGTCGCCAGTGATGAACCCGTTCGACTGCCATGAATAGCCAAGTTCGCGAACGTGACCGCCTCTTGCAGCGCAGTACACCATGCTGTTGTTGATGATCTCAGGCTGCACGTTGCTTGCGCCAACGTACGACTGCGGACGGACAGACACCGTGGTCGGTGTGATTGCATCGCTGTTGATCGGGCTGACGCGCCATTCCGCTGCGCTGGTCAGGAGGATCAACTGTGTCAACGGGATGACATGACGGATGGTGTTGGCTTCTCGCGCTGCGACACGGAAGTTGATTCGGTCATCGTCCTTGACAGGAAGCGAGTACGACATGTCGCTTTCAGTTCCTGAACGCGTCATCCACATGCTTTGTGGCTCGTTCGTTGTTCCGGCAAACACCCGACGCTGCTCAAAGTAACTCACGGCCTGTGGGTAGTTCCCTGCCGACATAAACACCGGGTCAACGATGGGAGGCGTGATCCCCATATCAGGCGCAATGTTGTTGTCATTGAACGAATTAGTATCTGATTGTCCGATATAACCATACAAACCATTTTGCTTCTTGTAGATGTTGTATCGCAATGCACCCGACACAGCCGTCCATGTCAGATCATTTGACGCGCCTGTCACATGCAGGTTGTTGTTTACTGTTCCCGAAGGACTAGCAACGCTTTCATCAAACCCGTTTGCTGCAATAGATGTGATGACGTAGTAGTTGTCAAGGTCTTGCGACTGGTTTGCGTACTGAACACTTCCACCACTTGTGTAAACACCAACAGGTGGATTGGTGCTGTTAAAGTGCGCCCCGGTCGTGTAATACTGAACTTCTAATTTAGTAGCAGGAGTTGCTTTATGGATGATCCAAAATCCATTTGCCTCTGTCATTCCAAGAACACCGCTAATTTCAATTGGATCGCCAGCAGATAAATTATGTTCGGCAACGGTTGTAATTACCGCAATTGCGGCGTTTGTAATGCCCGAAATATTAATTGATCGACCGCGATTAGCAGTTACCGTTGGCGCACCAGGTGCTGCTACTGGCGACACAAATAAGATCGTTGACAGCGTCCATGTTGTTGCACCAAGCCGGCGCAATTCGCGTGGTGCGTAGTTTGGGTGGACGATGGTCAGCACATCGGCAGACTGCACATAGTGCAAATCGAACAGGTCAGCCTCTGCGTACGGGGTAGGGATCTCGTACGCGGCTGAAGGAATCAGATACCAATACGTTGCATTGGTTGGCAGATTGCCTGTTGACGCAAGAATGCAATAGTAGTTGTTCCCCAAATAACTGACCATGCTTCCAACCGTGTATGGGGTCGCACCATTGTATGCCGCTCCAGTTCCTGCCAACAGCGTTGCACCTTGCGTGTGAAACCGGACGTACCCATCACCAAGTTCAAGCACCATCGTTTGCGTTGTGCTGAACGTAAACGGGATCAGTCGAGTGCGCTTTGCGCTGTTCTTGACTGCTCGCACAAATGATGTTCCGGGTCGGTTCTCTGCCGGGCCTTGCGGCATGGCAATGAAGTTTCGCAACTTTGCCGCCCCGGTTTGAAACTTGACATCGTCAATGCGTCCAAACATCTCAGGCGACAACTCGCCGCCGGCGAACGAACGGAAGAAGGTGCGTGTCATCGGCATGTTTATCTTCCTGCTGACCAGGGAACGATGTGTTCCACCTTGATGTTTCGCATGTTTGAGTCACTTGTTCGCGCCTGAGACAGATACCCAGCCATCATCTGTAGGCATCGCTTCGCTTCACCTGACCCGGTGTCGCCCTTGATGATCGGCCCTGCAAGCATTGATGCCAAGTGCCAAGACAACGTCATCACGAACAGCGGCGTGAATTTGGTCGGGTCAGACACAAGCGACTGATACCGGAGCATTGCGCTCGCCTGGTTGGTGTAAATCACACCCGCACCAAGGGTGTCAGCCTCAACGGCGTACGGCTGCGGGACGTACTGACCTGCCGCAATGAGCGGCGAGTAGTTGTGTCCAAATGACGGGCTGTCAGTAGGGACGAACTGCGTCGCGTAGTCGTTGGCAGCGTCAGGAGGCAGCACACTGACAATGGTCACGCAGTCACCAGGCACTGCGTATGCGTACTCCCACTCCGGCCACACGTTGGTCACCTGTGCAAGATTGACACGCTTGGAACCGAAGTTCCAGTTGTGCATTTGCAGGAGTGAGTCGCGAGCAATGGGGTAGAAACGATGACACAACCCGGCTTGAAACGATGCTTCAGGCGGGTCAATGCTTGAGACTGTTGCCTCATCCCCGATGTGTGATAGAGCAAGGTTGCAGATGTCAACTTCCGATGCCATAGAAACCTCCTAGAAACAAGGGGGAGCCGTGGTTTCCCAACGACTCCCCCCATGCGGCAAATCAAATCAAAGAATCAACCCTCGTCAACGTCCGCTTCATCATCCGAAGACTTACGCTTGCCCTTGGCTTTCCACTTCCTTCCGGAAGCATCAACCGTTGGCTCGCCGTTGCCTGTGCCTGTCACCAATTCGACACAGTCATTTGAATCTCCGTTGTACTCAAAGACATCACCTTCCTCGCGGATGGAGTTGTCGATGTAGCACTTAACTTTGGCGCGGTACATTGGCATGGTTGAATCCTAATTACTGAACAGTAAATCCGGATGCGTAGAACTTCTTGCCATCCTGAATGTCAGAAGTGATGTAAGCGCACACAGCACCTGTGGTTGGGGTTGAACCGATAGTGCTATATCGCGCTCCTAAGTACCGCGCACCAACACCTGAGCCGCCTGTTGCCTTGTAGATACCAGGCGTGAGGCGAACGTAGTACGAGTTTCCTGCTGGGGTCAGATCAGCAAGTGCAATTGCACCCGAAGATCCACCAGCAACAATGCCCGTAGTAAGAGCAGCATCCGTTGCGTAAATCACTTCAAACTGAAGCGAGGTGAGCGTGTTGTACGCTGCGGTAAGCGTAAACACCATGTACAGATCTTCGCCTTCGCCGATGTCGCGAGCAACGCCAAGATCAATACTGTTTGTGGAAACGACCGGGGTTCCCGCGACAGGCAAAGCAGCCTGTCCGGTGATTGATCCGGTTGCCGGAACAGTTCCGGAAACGACTGATAGTGATTCAATAATCATGTGAGTAATTCCTTTCTAGGAAATTGACTTAGGAAACTTGCGACTCGGTGTTGATGAGCGAATCGACCTTGCGGATTGGAACGCCTTGGAACGACAACCATGAGTTTGGCATACCAAACTGCGAAAGACCTTCGTTGACCTTGAGAACATACTGACTCTTGTCCATCGCCTGAATGGCAAGACCACTATGAACAGTACGGTTCATGTAGAAGGCAGCGCGACCCATTGACAGATTTGGGATGCGGTAAATGGCGCGTGACATCATTTTGATAAGGTTGGTTGCAGCAGTTGCGGCCTGACCGTTTGTACCGGCAATCAAGTCGGTGGTGTTGATGTTGCAGATACGAACAACATAACGCCAGTCCTTCACAACAAGACCGTTCTTCCACTGATAGCGGGTCGCATACGCTTGCATGCGGTTGCTGCTGTCGTAGACGGTCTGTTCGCCAAGATCCTCATGCACAAGTCCTGCCTTGGAACCCTTAGGGAACGGGCAGTACACGGTGTTGTCGCCCCACACAACGAGGTACACCGAGGTGCTTGCAGTGCCTGAGTATGTACTAGAACCCTTAGCGTCCAATACGTTGGCAATGTTGCCAGCACCAGTAAGTGCGGAGTAACGAGGAGCAAGACCAAGGTACGACTTTGGTTCGGTGGCAGGATTGCCGTAGAACAAGGTCGTTGCCTGAGTTTGATTCATCGCCTCAAGGAATGCGGTGTCTTCGGACAAACGGAATTGAGCCGTGTTTCCGTTGAGCATTGCAAGATCCTTGTCAACTTCGGAACGAGCCTCAAGGATGCCGCATGCTTCGTCAACCTGTGCGGTCGATGACTTGCTGTTTGGGATGCCTTGATTGAGTGCGCGCCAATACACGGTTGGAAGACCAGTACGAATGACTACGCGTTCGCCGGTTGGCAAATTGCCTTCCTTGAACACAGCGTCCTCAAGGACTTCGTTGGTTTGCGACAGAAGTTCGGCGATAATTGGAACGGTACCGTTTGGATCTAAACGCTTCGCCCAGTCGGCGAGTGTTAGATTGCTATTGCTATTTGCGATTACTGCCATGTGAGTGTTTCCTTATAAATTAGGACTGTTTGGAATAAAGGAAGGCTGCTTGGCTGGCGAAGTCTCGCGGCCGTCCCTGTGTAGGGGCTGCACCGTTTGCTTGTCCAACGTAGCGGTCTTCGGAAATTGACTTACCCGCTCGGAACATAAACCGGATGAACTCCGGGTGATTTCCAAGACCGGATTCGTTCAGTAGTGATCGAAGTTCAGGTGTCCCGAACTGGTCGAGTGCTTTCTTCGCGGTGGACAGGTTCTCGGAGAGTTTCTCTCCCCCGAATTCCTTGTCAACCTTTGAACTGTCAGCCCATTGTGTACGAAGTGTCTCGATCTGCTGGGCTTGACGCGCCTCCATCTTTGGAGCCATGCGGTCAAGTACCTTCTGTGCAGCATCTTGGGTCAGGTTCAATTCCTTTGCAACTTCAGCGAATGCGGTTAGCACTTCTGCGTCGAATGCTTTGCCTTCTGAGGCTTTGAATTCGTACTTTTCGGGTGCGCCCTGTGGAGCGTCAACCTTTGTTGCGTCGGGTTCGACAGCCTTGGTTGCATCCGCAACTTGCTGTTCCTGTCCTTCAGTTGCCTTGCCACCGTAGAGCGCGTCAGCAATGCTTACATCGCTCTTGGGTGCAGCGTCAGCGACAGCAGTGTCATTGGTTGTTGCTGTTGTCGTTGTCAGTGTGTCTGCCATTGTGTTCCTTCACCATCGTTGGGTACAACTCCGGGCAAAGCGAGTGGATCATGTCGAGGGTACGCAGTCCAAAGTTCCGGTTTCCTTCTGCAAAGGCCATTGCCATTGCATTGGTGTTGAAACTAAGCCTAAATACTCCAGCCTGATCAAGATGTCGCCACAAGAATCGGCGACCTCGCTTGCTACTCATCAACCACTTGATATCCGATTCCTCGATTTCCTTGGACAGTTTGTCGCGCAGATCGCGTTCTGCTTTCGTGCGCTCCTGTCCACGGATGTCGAGCGGGTCATAGTTGCTCATTGGATAAATTTAGCGAGCGTTATTCACAATACGGGTACTACACCTGAGAAGGTGACGGTGATCCGTACCCTGAGAATTG